ATTAAACTTTATAAACAACACATGGAGAAATAACAATTGGAGAAAGACAATGAATTGCGAAAAATGCGGCGAAAAACTAAATGTAGTCACAACAAAGTGCAGTGATAATGAGAAAATAGCAATGCCGTACCGGTTTTCTTTTATTAAGGGGTCGCTTACATATAGACTTCTGAAATGTAGCGGCTGTAAAGCGAAAGTTAAAACAGTCGAAATCACGGAAACTGAGCTTAAAAGTATCTGTGAAGCCAAATTAACAATGGATAAGATTAAAAACACCCTGCGTGAATCTGACTAGTTTTAAATTCAGTGCGCAATAATAAAACAATAAACAATTGGAGAAAACTGGTGAAAATATTAAACTTATACGCAGGAGTCGGCGGCAATAGAAAGAAGTGGAGCGGGCATGAAGTGACTGCGATTGAAAGTAACGAGAAGATTGCCGCGGTTTACAAAAGACTGCACCCCAACGACAACGTTATAGTTTGCGATGCTCACGAATATCTACGCGCTAATTTTAGAGAGTTTGACTTTATATGGTCATCACCACCATGCCCTACGCATAGCAGAATGGCAAAGGCTACGAGGCATAAAAACAGAAAGTTTCCTAGTATGATTTTGTACGAAGAGATACTATTTTTACAGCATTTTTTTAAAGGTAATTTTGTTGTTGAAAATGTTATTCCATTTTACGAGCCGTTGATACAGCCCACGGAAAAGGTAGGCAGGCATTGCTTTTGGAGTAACTTTGAGTTTAAGGCCGAGGACGTAAAACGCCCTTCAAACTTCATTAACCTGGCTAACTTGGCAGGAAAAAAAGCGCTGATGGAGTGGCTTGATATTTATTACGAGGAGAATATTTACTTAAATGGGAATCATTGCCCTGCGCAAGTGTTACGGAACTGCGTTCACCCAGACATAGGCGAAAAAATACTATCGCAAGCAATAACTGTGAGCTAGTTCACAACAAATAACAGTGAGTTTTTTTATAATAATTAAAACTTAAAAAGGGAATTAAAATGCAATATAACAAATTTTTCAAAGTAGAACATAAACCCCGCTGGTGGAAAGATAGCGAAGTAAAAGACAGTGAAATCGTATTCCCGGTCAAGCTTAAGATTGTTTAGGCGCGTTGTTAAATATGAATTACGTTAATCGGAGTATATAAAATGAAAGACCCAATGATTTACTGCCCTTATTGCGATCTTGAAATGTACGGGAATAGACATAAAAATGAAGGCGAGGCATGGGGTATGTATGAGTGCGAATACAGATCGAACGATAAACTATTCCCTCTACCCGTTGTCACTGAACTCGAAAGAAATAAATTAGCTATAACTAGAATGACAAAGGAAAAGAACGATATAAACTCAGCGGTTCGTAAATTAAAAGCTAGAAATATAGAGATAGACTTGATTTAGTAACATAACACCACTTGCTAAGAAGAATAATTCCATGTTTCACACGCAAACATGGAAAATAAAAGAGGAGTAATTTATCTCATCAAACAATAAAGATTTACTATTTAAAACTAAACGGGAGGGCGAAATGATAGCGTCAAATATAAAAGATTGGGCTAATCAATTTAAACCAGGAGATTGGCCAGCTGGGGTTTTGGATAAAATGGACTCGTTAATTCTGACAGATATCATTTTTCCGTTGCGAATTAAATCAGGCATAGCGATGTGGCCGAGCGCATATTATGACGCACACATACGCGAAACTGGCACATCACAGCATTCAATTGAGTGCGGGCGATTATCAACTGCTACTGATATGCACGTTGCTACAATTACAAAAATGATGCGCGTTATGGCTGTTGCTGAAACTATCCTAGAAATCGGTGGAATTGGCGTTTATTTCGATACAAACACGCCCATGCTTCACTTAGACGCGCGCAAAAATAGATTGGTGTGGTTGCGCTATAAAAATGAATTTGGCGAATTAAAATATTTATATCGTGAGAATGACTACGTTAAATTCTATAAAAAACTAGGGGAATTATTATGAGCTGGGCGGCAATAGCAAATATATTTACAGGCGGCGTTGTTAAATCCATTGAAAATATAGCATCTGAATGGATAACAACAGATATGGAAAGCGCAGAAGCTAAGGTTGTAATGATTAAGGCGCTTGACCCAAACGGAAAAATGAGGCGCGATTTATCAAGAAGAGTAACGCAACTGTACACTATGTATATCGTGATTGCTCTATTACTGCTTGGGTGTGAAAGCTTTGGTTTGGGCGATGATATGGCTATAGCAGTTGCTACGTCAAAGGTTACTGACCTGTTTATTCCGATTACTGGCATGTTCAGTATGATTATAGGCGCTAGCTTTGGCGTTAACTACAAAAACGTAACATCAGGCAAATAAAAAAGTCGCTTCATATTTTATTATTTAGTTATTCAAACGAAGCGCGTCACATCTTTAATCTGAGCGTTTGCTATTATCTTTATATCGAAACGAAACAACATAAAGAAAAAATATTATGACAATATTAAATTACACCGATGTAGCTGAGCAGTTAAATTCAAACTATGACTATGACTATGACTATGACTATGCATTCGCGTTCGATGTAACTAAAACAATTAGCGTAGAGGGGCTGTATAATTTCGCAGAAGAAGACGATGATTTTGATAGTGGTAAGTTTTGGGATTGGGTGAGGGTCAAGGTTTCACAGGGTCACGATGTATTTATCAGCGAGTACAAGGCACCGAGTGACTTTGTTTGCGTGTGGGTCAAGAGGTTAAAAGCTCACTAAGCGCCAACGGAAAAAGCGGCGGCAGCAAAAAGAGTGTTGAATGTTTATTTGTGCATGAATCACAGGTTTGATTTAAGCAGAGAGGGTGTTATAATCTAGGGGCAGTGTGATGACTGTTTGAAAATTGAAAGGGTTTTTAGTTAATGTGTAATTCTTGGTGGGTTTTTTGTCTATCAATTTCACCCCTTCATCAACAAGGGTTACACATTAACTAAACGCCCTTTTATGCGTATGAATCTAACCCAAACTGATTATGAACGGTTAACCAGATTCCGCTAGAGTCAGACTAGATACGCAACCTTTCAAACTTCCCCATAGAGATTTATACTTAGCTTACCAACGGCTATCTGCACAAAGTGAAACACAAAATTTAATTTAAGCTCTATATGATGACGTTGATACGCGATAAACAGGGTTGATGCATGGTAATAGGTTTGGCCGACCTTCAAGGATTGAGAATAGGTTCCTGATTACAGTTATATAGAATAAAGCTTTAAGGCGGTAGGTGTACCCATCCATGCACTCCGTATCTAATGACCACTATTAATTAAAATAAAGGAATAAACAAATGAGCAAGAAACAAGAGAGAATCAATTTAGTTGGTGTTTACAATGTGATCAATAATGCTGAGTCAAACCCAACAGGTACAACTCTGACATATAAGACAGAGGACATACAAAGCCCGCTATAAGCAACGACAAGCAAAAATCAACGCTGTCAGTGATTGTTAATACGTTCATTGCTACTGTGTGTATATTTATACTCGTAGTGCTCTCTACTGTTTTATTTGCGCTAATAGTAGATTTAACAAATGCAGATTGGGGTGATTGAGAAATAAGCGGTCAAGTAAGCATTAAATATTAAAAAACGATGCGGTCATCACATCTTTATTTTGTTAGTTTGCTATTGTATTTGTATCGAAGCAAAACAAAGGAAGGGATAGATGAAACTACTTACGCAGGAACAGATAAAAGAAATCGCGTTTTTAAAATCTCAAATGCGAACCGCAGCACAAGCAATAAGCGACATAGCAAAGCAGCAAGGCAACGTATCATTTAAAGTGGAATCGAGTGGTGGTTTGATTGATATTCAAGTCACAGTAAAAAGCGAGGCTACGCTATGAAAAAGCACATCGGCAACGCATTAACTGACTTGCTAGTAATTATCTTAATAATACTATGCACAATGTCAGCACTAAACAAAGAAGTCAAAATACAAGTTAGGCGCGTTGGTAGCGCAAGAGTTACACCTCGCCCCATGCGTAGACAGGAGTGGATGCAATGAATTATCATTACTACTACTATCTAATATTAGCAATGGCTCCGTTGTCTATATTAGTGTTCATAGCTATATCTATATATCTAACAGATAACGAACACTTGCCAAGTATATTAACTAAATAGTTTTGGATAAAATAATTAGTAGCTATAAATCAAGTGCTTAGTTAAAAGCCCGCAGTACAGATATAAACTGTGACCTACATCACATAACAGGACAGTAGGCATTGACTGCAACGATTAATTAACGCATTATTAACAACCGCATTGCAAAGAGGTGTTTATAATTATATTAATGCCAATCTTTGTTTTGATAGAAGTAACGGAGCCTAATCCGTATAGAATGAGCTACAAGCAAGCAGGTTTTTGTAGCCTAGTTTTCTTGCTTCAACTATTCAAAACAAAGCGAATGTATAATGCGACCCACGCATGGGAATGCATTTAGGATAACGACAAGGTGACTCGCACACGCGAGCAACTATATCTAAGAGCATCAACATAGTGCATTTAGATATAAGCACTCTAATTCTTTAATGAGAATAACACGCATCTAGTAACTGCGAGTGCTTATTTCAATTTATAGTAAAAGCCTCTTAACCGAGGCTTTTTATTATCTGCAATAAAGTGATACAATAACATTACACACATAAAATTAAGTAAGGGGCGGTATGTTTGAAATGAATGATGAGCAGAAAGCTTTATTTGATGTGTTAACTACATTGCAGCAAGAAATTGCTCTCAGTTCATTGTCTGGCATGAATGATATCAACAGCTACAAAGCCTCTAGCGGAAAGGCTTCTACAGTAAAAGCAATGGAAGCAAGCGTCAGCCAAATCTTAGGTAATCCTAAGGTTGCAAGATTCTTAGATTCTATGAAAGCTGTTGTCGTAAATGACGCTATAATGACCCGTGTTGAGATGCTAGAGAGCTTAACGAAGCTAGCGACACTATCGGGTGAGGATTTAGAGAGGGGCGTTGGATCGATTACAGGGCTTAAAGGAGGATTTGACGTTAAAATGAAAGCAATGGATATGATCTCTAAATTGGAAGGGTGGGAATCAGCATCCAAACACGATCACACATCAAGCGATGGTAGCATGTCACCTAATGGGCGTAAGTTAGACGACTTTTACAGCGACTCAAATGTATAAATTAAACCCTGCTCTGCGGGAGTTTTGGCGAACACAAAAGCCTTATAAACTACTCAAAGGCGGGCGGTTCTCATCTAAAACACAAGACGCGGGAGGGATGGCAGTATTCCTTGCGCGTAACTACTCTTTAAAATTCCTATGTATTCGACAGTTTCAAAATAGGATAGCTAATTCTGTTTATACTGTAATCCTTGAGAAGATAAATAACGCAGGGTGGAAAAAAGAATTCCACATCACTGATAACACGATAAAGCACAAGGGTACTGGCTCATCATTTCTATTCTATGGTATCGCTCGAAACATTGAAGACATCAAAGGGACTGAAGGCGTTGATATATGCTGGATTGAAGAAGGCGAGGGTTTAACGGAAAATCAATGGTCTTATATCGATCCAACAATCCGCGCTGCAAACGCTGAAATATGGTTGTTATGGAATCCTGAGTTAGTTAGCGATTTCGTGCAAACAAAGTTGCCCAGGTTGTTAGGCGATGACTGCATAGTTAAGCATATAAATTACACAGACAACCCATTTTTACCAGATTCATCACGAAGAAAAGCTGAGCGATTAAAAGCGGTTGATATTGAGATGTACAACCACGTTTATTTAGGCATTCCAAAAAGCGATGACGATGCAACGTTAATTAAGCGATCTTGGATTGAGGCCGCTATTGATGCGCATGTCGTATTAGATTTAGATATGACCGGGGTTAAAAACTCAGCGTTAGATATTGCAGACGAGGGTAAAGATAAGAACGCTCAATCGTTCACTGATGGCTTAATACTACGCGATATTGATATATGGAAAGGACAAGTAACAGGTGATATTTACGCCACTGTTGAACGGGCTGTTGAGGGTTGTGTTAACTTTGGCTGTTACAAGTTCTTATATGATGCCGATGGTATGGGGGCTGGCGCTAGAGGTGACTCAAGGAAAATAAACGAAGCTCGCGTGAATGAAGGGCTTGATGAAATAGAATCAAATGCTTTTCACGGTTCAGGCATGGTGCTAGATAAGGAAGCGTTTTTTATCGAGGCCTCAGGCGATGCAAGGGGAGTAACAAACGGACAGTATTTCTCAAACTACAAGGCTCAATCATGGTGGGATTTACGCGAGAGATTCAGAAAAACATATCAAGCAGTCGCACTAGGACAGGTATTCGATAAAGACGAGTTGATATCAATTGACTCAAACTGCTCATATCTTGAAGAGTTGAAAGAAGAACTAGCAACGCCAAGAAAGAAACGAGGCTCACTTAAGTTTACGGTGGATAAAGCGCCAGATGACGCACCATCACCAAACGCCGGTGACTGTGTTATGATGGTATACGCACCAGTTGAACAAAAAACTAAATACAGAATAGGGTAGGGAAATGTGGAATCCTTTTAGCAAAGCGCCAGAAGTAAAATCACAAACACAAGTCATGCAAGTAAATAACTCCTTTGCCGCATTACTAGGCGGGTCTAGTGGCTACATGTCTGCATCGCAAGCTATCAACTTGTACAACTCGACATCAGCCGTGGCTATTCCCGTCAATTGGATATCTGAAGCCATTGCGGATTTAGAGTTAGTTATTATTGAAAAGCGGGGCGATGAAAAGATTATTATTAAAGATCATCCAGTATTAGATTTACTTAATAATCCAAACTCGCATCAAACAGCGTGTGATTTTAAAACATCTATGGCCGCAATGTTTTTGATTTGTGGTGAGACTGAGATTGCTGCAACTGGCAATTATAAAAACCCACCAGCGAAGTTATATAACATTTACCCTGATAAAGTTAGTCCGCTACAAGGAAATGATGGGTTCCCTGTTAGCTTTAGTGTGTCTGGTCAACTGCTTAGTGGCGTATATAGTCAAATCCAATTTAAAGGCGATGCAATATACATAAATAATTCCGGCTATGCTCAGTTACATCAAATTAAAGGTTTTTCAACGTACTCAAACGGACAGTTAAGAGGGCAGTCTCCGCTATTATCAGCACGTAACGAAATACAGCAAATCATCCAGGGTATAATTAGCAATCTCGAAACTATCGAAAGCGGCGGCGTTGTTAATTTAATATTTAATTTAAAAGATTTTAAAGGCACTGATGAAGAATTCCAAGAGGTCAAAAAGGGAATTGTTGATACATATTCCGGCGCAACTGGCAGTAAAGTAGCAGTTACCACGGGCGATATGCAGTTAACTGAAGCGGGTGCAAATCATCGAGATATGGAATTTTCAGAACTGCAATCAAAGGCTCAAGAATCCGTAGCTAAAGTATATAAGTTTCCGTTGTCTTTGTTGGGCAGTGACTCAATGACAGATAACAACATGGCCGCAGGTTATGAATCGTTTTATGATTATGCTGTATTGCCGAAAGCTAAAGCGTTGTTTGAGTCGTTGACATTGTTATTAATGCCTAGATTTAAACTTGATCCTGCAAGGTTTACGATTAGCTACAATCCAAACTCAATAACAGCTCTCGAAGGTCGCAAGGCTAAAATGCTTGAGTTACGCGCCAAAGCAAATAAAGAAACTGATAACGAATTACGCGAAATTATCGGGCGCTCTAAGATTGATGGAGGTGATGTTATCTATAAAAAAGCAAATGAAATCCCGCTTGATAGAAGCAATGATTTATGAGCGTAACAAGCCGTAAAATTGAGCTTGAAGCACTGATACTAAAAGACCTTGATACTTTCTTTGATAAAATATCGGATGAATATCAGGCGTCTATGTCGGCGGCAGGTATTCCAGTTAATGCTATTGATTACAATGACGAGTTAAAATCACTGTTAATGAAGCATTACGAGCGGTCAATTTACGAATTTGCAGAAGATGAATTATCGTTTATATTGCCGTTTTTGATTAATTACGCAAGGCAAGAGGCTTTAACTGTATCGGCTATTATTACCGAGACTAACCAGAAAAATATAAATCGTGCTCAAGTTGTCGGGCAGGCTCAAGCGCAGGAAGATAGAGAAGCTGGTGAAGTTGTTACGCAATCAACAGTTGCCTTGATTGGATCGCTGCACTTGAGGCGGTTATTCGATGGCAGAAAGGCCAATATAGCAACAACAGAAACGCAGACCTTATCAGAGCCAACGAGAATGACAGTCGCAGAAGTGCACGCTGGACAACCTACAACCATTGGCAATGCCAAAAAGCCTTTTGCGGTTAAATATCAATTGGATAAAACATGGCGCGATCAGGATGATGATATTGTCAGGCTTACACATGCCGAGGCTGACGGTCAAGTAAGGCCGCATGACCAACCATTCGCAGTAGGCGGTAGCTTACTTAACTTTCCACGCGATACATCACTAGGCGCGCCAATTAAAGAAATTGCAAACTGTAGGTGTTATACTAATTATATCCGCGGAAAAAAACTTTAGGAATTATTTATGACAGTCGAATTTAAG